TACGAGCGACCCACCAGCAGTAAGTGGAGCTAATGCGAATCCTAATGCATCCATCCCACCATTGGTAAGTGCTTGTTGAGTTTGTTGTTTTCCCTTCCAAGAGTTGAAGTCATTCTGATAAGCTCTATCTTGGTTAGTTAAATCCATCTTATAATTTTGGTCATCATACTGTTGAGGTATTTGTCCGTAACCGTACAATCCCTTGTACATATTCATTGCGTTATATCTTCTTTGTAATTCTATATCAACATCAGTCTCGTAGTTCTCGGCTTTGTTATATGCTAAGTCTGCAAGCTTACGTTGAGCAGTTCTATTAGTCATATCTTCTCTGTATAGAGATGGTGTACCATTAGTAGTACCAAACCTACCGTAGTTCTCTGCCATGGTCTCACCCATAGCATCACGATAGTCTATATCAAAATTGTTCTTGGCTCTACCGTAGATATCTCCAAGTCTAGAGTTGATATCATTCTGAGTGTTCTCGTTCATGACATCTATTCTAGGGATGGTATCATTCATACCCTTATAGCCAGTCTCCATTAGGTTACGTGCGTGGGCTACATAGGGAGAGTCTTCTTGCTTTTTATAAGCTTGTAATTCTGGTGGTGTCTTTGCCATAGTTATATGTCCTCTCTTATAATTGAATAAATTAATTCATCATAATATTTTTCTTGTCCTAGTTTGTTCTTAAATACTAGATTACTTTTTAATGTACCTTCATGTTTAAACTTTAAATCCTTTAATAGTTTTACTACTCCAAAGTTGTGTTGAGGTACAAACGCTACAAGGCGTTTTAAGGGGGGTAGATTTTCTTTTAGGTAATCTAACATATACTGACCTAGGTCTCTGCTCCTCTTACCCCAGCAGTGCTTCCTAACTGCGCAATGTAGTTCTGCTGATAGGATAATATTCCCTATAGGTTTAATATGTTCTAACATAAAGAAAGCACAAACGACATCTTCATTATCTATTATAACATATATTTTATTTTTTTGCACGTGGTATTGTACATAATCCATTATATTCATATCACCTACGGATAAATCGAATATCTTATTCTCTTGGTCTTTTAATAACCTATATACTTCTGAGATATACTTCTCATGCTCTGGAGTCCATTCTACTTCTATAGCTTTGTAATCTACCATTTAGACTCCTCCGTTTGGATATCATGTAGTTCATAACCATACATCGCCATGCCCTGCGTAGTACCTTCTGCTGTCATCTCTAAGTTACCACAGAACTCAACTTGCATTTGCTGGAAGTAAGAGTTTGCTAATGGGAATCTATATGTAGTAAACCCAGTATCACTCCATTCGTAGTCATCCCATACTGTATCAGTAATGAGACCATCATCATCACTCCACACCAATGCAGATTTCAATCCAGATTTATTTCTTATTCTTCTAGACTTATGATTATCTAGACCATCTCTATAATTCCTAACAAAAAAGTCCTCATTAAAGTCTTCTGCTATTTGAGTACGGAACTCTCTTATTGATTGATAATGTGAGCCATCCCCAAAGTCATACCAAGGGGACTTCCAGTAGAAAGGTATCTTAATGTCACCATCAAACGTCAACCCACTAAACTCTTCTAGCACGTCACCATCAGCTGTACCTATATATACTTTACTATCATAATTAAAAGCACATGTAACGTCTTGTGGCACTACACGTCTTAACCATGAGTTAGTTTGGAAATCATATACCATAGCTATATTGCTACCAGTACCTTGCACAAATGGCATGTACATAATTAACCATCTCTTACGAGGAGAGGCTATTGCAAATATACTATTAAGATTGCTATTGTTTAAGTTATCAAAAAGATTACGAACCTTAATTGAGAGTTCATCACCTACGAATCTATCACTAAACATATTTCTTTTCATTAGTGGATATATGCCTCTATTCTTTTTACTATATACATAGTAGGCATTATTGGTTACTATAAAAGATTGTTGACTATCACAAGATATATCTGCGAATGGGTCTATCTGCCAATTAGTAGGGTCACTATCAGTACCTGATAATAGGTAGCTAAAGTCTTGTCTATGGATTACTAGGCTCTCACCGTACAATCCAAGAGCCAATATATCAGAGGTATCATTATAGAATGGGTCGAAAGCACCAGCTCCATATTTAATATCCCATCCAAAGAACTTACCTAGTTCGGAATAGTAAAGGTTGTTATCGCTTCCACCTACCATCAGTCTGCCTCTATATACATTAAGAGCCAACCCTCTGATTGGTTTGCTTACTGCTGAGTCATCTGTATTCTTTAATGTGGCGTTACATAAGCTTATTTCAGTTAGGTTATATGTTGCTGTTGTAAACGTAGTAGTAATATTTGTAGTTAATTTTAAATGGGTATCGTCTGTAATTTCTTTTACTATATAAGTTTCATCACCTACTATAAAGTATTCACCAACGTGAAGCTCAGTAGTGAACTTAGTTGATATACCAGTTACATCGTCATCTCCAGATGTACCAGATATAGAACCAGATAATTGAGTAGCTCTACCTTTTTGGTAGTATACCATATCATCAACCCCATTAGATATAACAACACCTAGCGAGAATGGAACTATAGAATGACGAGTAGTATCAGTAGGGAATGTATACTTTAAATCAAACTCCGCAGTAACAGGATTATATTCATATACTTCACCATCAGTAGTAGTAACCATCATATACTTAATGTTATTAATATGATACTCACATCCACAGTCTACCGTAGCTGGTAATGTATTGCCAAGCTTGGTATTACCCTCCATAGACTTTAGACCACCAAGTAGAAAGTACTCTACGTTCTGGCAGTCAGGGGTCTCTGTCTTATTAGGGGATTGATTGATTGTGCCAATTGATGATACTGTGTTCAATCCACCAGTTAGGTTATCATATCTAATTCTTCTACCCAATGCAACTACCTCCCAGCTCTAGGGTTGTAGAACACGCTCAACATTGATTCTTGTAGTGAAGGTATCTTGCTATTAATATCCAATCCATTAGGGAAGTCAGCAGTATGATTGCAACTAGATAACATAGAGCGATAAAGTTCCTTATATCTCTTGTCGAAGAACTGAGACTTAGTGTCGTTAATATCTGCACGTAAATCTTTACATACGGCATATACTAAAATATCCCTATATCTTTCTGGGATAATAGGTTCATCATCTTCTGCTACCATCTCCTCTATATCACAATTGTTATTATCTTTAGCACAGTTGTAAGTAAGGTATTTAATCTCATGAGCTAACCCATCATTACTTTGGTTAGGTACTGGGAACATCTCTATCTTCTCATTATAAACTCTATAATAGATTGGTCTACCTTGTGAGTTACGTGGTAGGTATTTCCAGTTAGGGTTATATAGCAAAGGCGCTGGGTACTTCTCAGGAACTATATATTCTATATACCCATTAACCATAGGATATTTATCTATCCCTTCAATTAAGTATAAAGTATTAGTACGTTCTCTGAATGTCCATATATCTTTTTCGTTGATAGTAATCTCGGTATTAAGTTGGTTAAGCTTTCTCTTTACTCTCTTCCCTTCAACAGTATCGTTAAGGTCTGCGAAAGTATCAGCTTCCTCATAATACATCTCTGATAGTATATCATTACATAGTGAAAAATAATTCTTTGCCATTTCGACTCCTTATCAATTAGGGAGAATACCTAGCCGAAGCTAGGCAATCCCAAGTAAACCGCTACTAAGATATAGAGCAGAAACCTTTGATAAGAGATTTAGGGTGGATGATTTCATAACCATACAATTCCAACGCTCTTACGATGTCAGCAAAGCTATCAGGGTCACGAAGTTTTTCAACTTTGTCAAACTGGTTAGCGAATGTGATACCCATTTTTGTACCAGCGATATAAGGGAACAATGAAGTTGTTGCACCAGTTACGCTAGAGATTTGTGTATCAGGGTAGATTTCAAATCCAGCAATTTGTTTTCTTTGACCAGATTGTAAGATGTCATCCCCAGCTACAGTTGGGTGAGTTAGGTGAGTTGACTTCAAGAAAGTCCCATACAACTTAGGAGATACTGTCAACATAGGAGCTAGTTGTTTAGCATCTTCTTTGTTGCCTTTGAATAGGTAGTAACC